CGAGAAGGACCCGGCGGCGGTAGTCGATGGCTTATTATATGCCTTGCCGATTTTGCTCCCCGAAACCTTGCGAGTAGAATTGCAACAGACGGGCATGATGGAAACCTACTTGAGAGAATCGTATGCACAAGCTGTCCGGTTTCAGTTTGACGCGCCTTACAAAGTGGATATGCCATTCGTGCCGATTACAGAGAATCCGCTTGAGGAATGGAATATTGCGACTCGCCGTTATATCCTCGAGCAAACCCACGCCGCTTATCGCCGGAATCCAGATGCCAATGTTGGAGTTGATACCATTGCGAGTTTTGTGGTTGGCGAGGGTTTTCATCTCAATACGATGAATCCAGATGTTGAATTCATCTTGAATGAGTTCATTGAGGATAGTCAAAATCGTATTCGAGAATATGAACGGCAGGCGATGGCTGATTTGCTAGTCGATGGTGAGTTGGTGTTACAATGGCATCAAGACGGTTTACGAACTGCCATCTTTCCCTTGCGGCCATGGGAACTTGAGTCCATCACGACTGAATTGGGTAATTATCGCAATATTTTGAGTTATCAATTTCAATTCCATCAAGATGAGTATGACACACCCAATAGTGAACAGCGTAATGAACGCGTGCAAATTGATGCGGATGAGATATTATTTGTCGCCGTTAATAATCATGCCTATGAAGTGCGAGGACGAAGCCAATTGTATGCAATTCTGCCCTGGTTGAAAGCCCGCAAAGATTGGTTAGAGAATCGCGCCCGTATTAATTATTGGTTGTCGGTTATTCTATGGCGCGTAACGGTTGATACCAATAGCCCTGTTGCTATGTCAGACGTTGTTCGTCGTTGGGCAACGCCCCCCAAACCGGGCAGTATTGCGATAGAACATGCGAGCGTCGGTGTTGAAGCGATGCAAGCCACACCGAATGCACCAAGTGCAGTGGATGATGGACGGCAACTCTTATTACAAATCGCCAAAGGTTTCGGAATCCCAGAATATATGTTATCGGACGGGCATAATGTCAATCTGGCGAGTGCCAGTCGTCAGCAATTACCAGCACTCGCACGATTTGAAGGTTGGCAACGGATATTGATTATGGAATTATGGAAACCGATGTTCAAAAAGGTGATACGATACGCCGTTGAAACCGGTCGTCTCGATTTCTATGTCCCGGAATTCAATGGTGCAGGTGATGCGACCGGCGACGTGATATTAGCCGAAGCGGCGTTTGAAGTCCGCTATGAAGCCTTGATAGAAACTGACTTATTGAATTTGACGAGTGCGTTGGAGAAACAAGTCATTAATAACTTTATTTCAACCCGTGAAGCCCGCCTGCAATTGGGGACTGACCCAGACAAAGTGGAGCGCGAGTTGATAGACGAGCGTGAGCAAGTCTTATCGCAAATGGACAGTGGGAACTTACCACGTCCGCCAGTGATGCGCCCTGATAGTTTAGAGGGTGATGATGAGTTGGAGACCAAAGCCGAAACAGAGGATAGGTTATAATGCCTACCCCTCGTCAAGTAGAGCGGGTATTAACGGTCAAGGGGATGCAATACGTTGATCCCGAGCGCGTCCCGAATTTGACACAACGTTATACGGAAACCTATATCCGTCGCCGCTTATTTGCCTTAGAAGATCGCACCATTATCGAAACCATGCGGATGTACCAAGCGACGTTCCGCGCCATTCGTGCCGAAGCTGAAGACCTTGCCGACCGATTCGGTATCCGTAACCTTGCCAATGATGCGACGGGGTTACAATGGCGACGGGTGATGCTATCAGTCACCGTGGGGCATCTCAATCGCTTAGCGCAAGATGTAGCGCGGTATAGTTTTGAGCGAGTGGTGTTAAGTTACATGGTCGCTTTTTACGGCAAATTATGGATGCTAGATTCGATGCTCCCCAATGAGAACATAACCATTTCTCGTCTGGATAGCGCAACTGCAAGTCAATTGGTGTTACGCAATCCAATTCTAGAAGATGTGTCATCGCAGATCATTTACGATACGCTAGGGGTAGAATGGCGCGAACAATACGCCGATCATTTAACCGAAATCATCCCCAAAATACGCCGTCGTTTAAATCGTGGTATGGGAGACGGCGAAACGATTCGTGAATTAATGGGGGGAGTCGCTGATATTTTAGGTGTGACGACTGACCGCCGTCGGACAGGTATCGCCGATGTCCGAGCTAATTTTAACCGCGTACAAACCATGACGCGCAGTTATTTTATCCATGCCAATAATCAAGCGGCACTCGATAGTTATCGTGACAATCAAGCAGTGGTATCAGCCGTACAGTGGTTAACAGCGAGAGATAGTCGGGTATGTCCTGAGTGCGAGGCACTTGAAGGGCAAGTTTGGAAACAAGGCGATTCTGACCAATTGATACCAGTCGTTGATACCCATTTTAATTGTCGTTGTAGTTTAATCCCGGTCGTTGATGAGCGGTTTTTTCAGGCGGATGATGTTATCCCGGATGATGCACCCCCCCCTAGCGATTATGAGGGGTGGCTGGATGCACTCGGTATCGCCTTTTTGTTAAAAGACTTTTTTGATGACCCCAAGACCGTTACGAGTACGAGGGAATAACCATGAGCAAATATATTATCAGTGAAGCCGTCGAATTTTTGGAAGCGGATAGTGACAACCAGACGGTACAGCAAATTATCATCCGTGAGGGACAATCTAAAAATAACCGCTTGTATCCCAAAGCGGTTTTGCAAACAGCAACACCTTTATTTGAGAATGCCAAGACCTTCGCCGATCACCCAACGCGCCAAGACTTAAAGAACCGCCCCGAACGTTCTTTTACTGATGTAACGGGTTGGTTATCCAATGTGCGTTATGATGAGAGCCAACAAGCCATCGTCGCCACACGGCATTTTAGCCCCAACCAAAAAGGGCAAGACGCATGGAAGATGGTGTATGAAATTGTACACGGCAATGCGCCCACATCTTTATTTGGTGCGAGTATCAATGCCCTCGGTGATGGCAAACCGCGTGATGATGGCATCTTAGAGGTCACAGCAATTAGCCATGTTCTGAGTGTCGATGATGTGACCACGCCGGCCGCGGGCGGTGGATTCACGAAATTAACAGCGAGTGTCGATAGTATTGTGCCCTTGATATTGAGTGAATTAACTTATCGAGAATGGGCGGATGGCCGCACAGACTATCGAGATATATTAATTAAAAAAACCAAGAAAGTCCGACAAACGGGCTACATCAGAGAGTTGCAAGCACAAATTCAAGCTCTTGAAGCGACTCATAAAATTTTAGAAGCAACCAATGTAGGTCTTACATCACAACTCACCACTGCACTCTCGGATCATGAGACTGTAAGCCGAGAATTGATGATTGAGAAACACATCCGCAAGTTACCCCTGTCGATTGAAGGACGGGAACAATTACGTCAAACCTTGATACGTATTGATGAGTCCGAGTGGCAAACCGCCCTCGACCTTGCGTATCATCAAGCCAAGCGTGAAACAACAACCCCACGACAACCTGCCCCGCAACGGGTGCATATTCCCGTGTCGGTTGGGTCATCGGCGAACTCACTGAAACCACGCGCCGATGAAGATTTTAATGCTTGGCAGAAGCGAATAAACCAAAGGAGTTAAATCATATGGCAGTACAAGCGCAATCTGCGATTCCACAAACCCCATATCAAAACGATATTCGGTTCGCGCAGACGAGCGGTACAGGAACAATCAACGTCGGCGACTGGTTGGCTTATAGTGGTCAATTTGTCCTGGCGACCAATAGCGGTCATACCGCTTTTTGGAAATCAAGCGGCGCAGGGGTTGCGATGGATGCCAACCCGGTGACCGACCAAGCGGGACGGAGCGTGTTGAATTCAGCTCTTCTCTATATGATTGAAGGTGTGATCTTGGCAAGTGCGTCCTTTAGTGGACAGCCGACGCTCGGGATCGGTGCGTACCCAGATGCCACCGGAAGCGGTGTCAATGCGGCAACCGGTTTGACCGGTGTAGGCGCGACATGGAATACCGGTGTTGTGTTGCATGGGTCAGCATTATCAGGCACAGCCAATGCTCAACAACCCAATGTAGCGACGGTGATCGGGTCGCAAGATTTTGCGAATGCGGGCACGGGTAAGTTGCTATTACGTGTAGTGGCGTTACCGCCAGATGTGAGAGGATAATCATGATGCTAACGCCTAATCCCAAGAGTCCAACAACGGTTGTCGAAGTCGATTATGATAGCGAAAACAATGCGCGCATCATCAATCGTGAGACGATCAGCTTTAATCGCGCACCGGATGTTGACTTCGATTTTCTTGAAGCCTTGCGTGTGCGTTACCTACCCGGTGGAGATATTGTTCGGCAGACGTTGCATGAAGCCTTCCTGAACAATCCAGACTTCACAAATATCCTACGAACAGACTTGAAGCGCGTCGCCTTTAGTGCGATGGCAAATGCCCAACGTACCTACACGGCATTTACGAGTGAGATGGCATCTAATAAACCACAGGAAGAATATATCCGAGACGCGGCAATCGGTGTCATTCCAGTTTATCAATCGGGCGCACCGCGACCCCAAGCGCGTCAAGCGTTTGAAGGTGGCACGACCATTGTCAATCAACAACGGAGTATGATCGTGCCAATCACGGGTGATATGATTCGCTATGACCAAATCGGCAAAGTTAAGCAGACTGCCCAAGAAATGGGTCTGGCGGCTGTTCTCACCGATGAACAAACGGCGTATGACGCGATCACCAACACCGCTAACTACACTCGCAATTCGACGACCAACGATAATGACATTGGTGCAAACCAACAAACGTTGACGTTTAATGCGGATAGTTTACGTACCGCCAAGTCGATTATCGGGACAGCCAAAGATCGTAAGTCCGGTGCATATCTCGGATTCAATGCGGATACCATCATCGCGGGGACTCGGCTTGAAATTCCGGTACTGCAACTGCTCACCAGTGCTCAATTGGAGCGCACACATGGCGCGACGACCGTCGAAGCCATTGGGACGGGTACAAGTAACCCGTTTCAAGGTCAAATTCGGCGCGTGATATTCTCACCGTGGTTCGGTGCGAGTTTTCAATGGGCACTGTGTGACTCAACCCGTATGAGTTTCATCCGTCAGAATGTTTTAGGATGGAATATCTTCCAAGAATCCATGTCAGAAACGAGTGATTCGTATATGAAATTGGATTCCATCAACTATATGATTCAAGCCATTTTCGGACTTGGATTTGTCGATGATCGGGCGTGGGTTTACTCCGATTCGACAACTGATGCAACGGTAAGTTAAATTAAGTTACGTTAATCGTGGGGGCAGTTGATGTCCCCACATGACAGGAGTATAAAACAATGGCAATACAATATCCCGTAATCATTCAGAATAAGCAATTGACAGAAGCCGGTCAGGGCTTGATTGACTTCATTGAAGCGACTATCAAGGCGACCGCCTATCAAGCTGATAATCTCAACAAATTGGCAGGGCATTATAAATTTTATTATGTGAATGTCCTCAAGGGCAAACATCTCACCCCCACCGAATTTGCGGAGCAATTCCAACATAGTAGTATGCGCGCGGCGCATGAAGATATGATGTTCTTTAAAGAAGCCGCAACTGCCCAACAAACATTGGAAAACACTGCCGTAGCCGTTGATGAAACCGCCAAAGCCTTTGCCGACTTCAAAGAAGCGATAGAAGCTGATATGAAAGCCATGAAAAAATATCAGGAAACATTGAAGGGCATGAATACCGGACTTCGCAATCGTATCGCTCAATTAGAAGCCGAAGCGGACGCGGAAGAAGATGCAGAAGATGCAGAAGATGCAGTCGATACCGATGATAACGATTCGTCTGAGGAAAGCGATAGCTAATCATGGTCTTGACAACCGCACAACAAGTTCGGTTAAAGATACAAGATCAAGCACGGATTGAGCGCAAAACATATACGGCGGATGGCATCACGACGGGTTATGGGTTGCAACATGTCAATACCACAACTGCGAGTGCATTTGTCAATCTGACGGGTACATGGTCAGCGACCGGCGCAACCTTCCAGTCTGGACAGGTTGTCTTCGCAACCCCCATCAGTGCCAATAGTGCCTTCCTCGTCAGTTATACCTATAGCGTTTTCAGTGATGATGAGATTGATCACCTGATAACAGCCGGCGGGTCAGTGAATGGTGCGGCACTCGAAGCAGTTACGACGTTGATGTTTGACAGTCTCAAGCGCGCCAAGTGGGTCGCTCCCGATGGTACACAATTTGATGATACGATGGCGATGAACCAATTGAATGCGATGTATGATCGGCTATCCAATGAAGGCGCACAAGCCGCCATTCAAGGCGGTCAAATCACATCCTGGGGAGAGAATCAAGCATGAGTTATCGGGGCATGAACCACCGACGGCTGTCCTTACAAGCGACTCAGATCATGCGTGACGCAGGTCATCCCGTGTTATGGCGTGAGTATGTTAGCGCGACGACGGACAATAGTATCATCGGTATTGGCGCAACTTTGCACTATCGAGAAACGTGGGTATCGGCGCATATGGTGTATCAGGATAATATGCAGATGCAGACGGATGGTGGCCAAGTCATCGTGCAATCATTAAAAGCCGTATCCGATTATCAATTCGGCAAGCGTGATGAGTTGATCTGGAATGGTACAACCTATCGCGTCGATAGCGAACCGCAACCCAGTCGGAGTAATGGACAATGGACAGTAAAATTAGAACGAGGTGAATAAATGACTAAATTTATACATACCTACGCAACTGCTTTAGGTGTGGCGACTGCCAGTGCTGTAGAGGCAAAAGATGCAATGTCCGTCCGATTCGAGATTCCGCTTGCTATCGGGGTGAATGGTGGACGGGTTGAGAATGCCATCTTGATTGACTATGCGAGTGCCAATGCGGATATGCGTTTGCATTTATTCCATAGTCAGCCGAGTGCCTATGTCACAGGCGCGACCTTTGTCCTCGCTAATGCGGATGATGATAAATATTTGGGATTCATTGATTTCACGGTCTGGGCGAGTGCTGGGACTTCAAAGATGGTCGCTCAGAGTACAGCACCCGGTGTCGCAGTATATGGTACCGGCGGAACGCGCAGTGTATGGGGCGTGATGGAAGCCCGTGAGAATTTGACGGCGGGGGCGTATGACGATCCCTTCCGTTTCGGCTTCACAATTGAACAGGATCGCTAATGAGTATCTCTGAGGGAACAGCCAATCGTAATGCTGGCGGCGACCTGTTTCGAGACTTTCACGCTGCTGAAAAGCGTGTTGTACAAATTGATTGGGCCGGTCGCTTAATTGACGATGAGATTATTACATCGTTTGCATGGCATGTTCCTACCGGTTTATCGGGCGTTGCCAGTGCGACAGCTTTGAATTTTTCGGCATGGAATGGGGGCACATCCTCCGCGCTAGGTTCTGGGTCAGCCTTTAGTAAATTAACCTTATCGGGACAAGCGAATTTTACAACCGCGTCCTCATATATCATCAGTGGACAAGTTGCGACTGATGATGGACATTTATACATCGAAGCCTTCCGTGTATGGACATGGGCGGGCATTAATCAAAATGGTTAGGAAGACCTTATGAATATCCTTTTGATATCAGATAGTGGCGTAGCGACCGGTTTCGGACGCATTGCGGATAATCTCGGCATTCGCTTATTTCAACGGGGCATTCAAATTATTGCCGCGAGTTTTGCTTATGATAGTTTGTTGCCAGCAGTCATGGAATTACAACGCCTGCCTTACCATGTGGCATCCTTACAAGTGAAGCGAGCGACAGGACAATGGGTTGAAGATGTTGTAAAGTTGGTATATGCCACCAAGCCCGATGTGGTTTTTGTTATTCAAGATGCCCCTTACGGCGAAGCCGTTCGCAACGCCGCTATTGATTGGTCACAACATAAGTTTGTGATGCTTACCCCGGTTGATGGCGCGCCGATTGAACCAGCGTGGGTTAATTTGATGAAAGAGGCTGACGCGGCGTTCACAATCAGTCAATTTGGTGTTGATGCCTTCCGTGAAGCCGGAGTAAAAGTGGGGTTAGTGCGACCCGCAATTAATCCGAATATCTTTTATGAATATCCACTAGAGCGCAAACGAGAGCTACGGCGCAAAATGTTATTAGGCGAGGATGCTTTTATTGTCGGCACGATGGCACAAAATCAGGGGCGTAAAGCGATCCCCCTCATGATGGAAGGGTTTAATACCTTTGCTAAGGATAAACCGAACGCCTTTTATATTTTAGATATGGATAAAACCAGTCCAGTCGGTTGGCACTTAACCCACTTGATTGAGCAGAATCAATGGGATCGGAGTAAGTTTATCTTTCGAGAAGATTGCTTCCGTCAAGGCGTAACTGATTTAACCGACCGCTATAACCTATTAGACGTACATACCGTCCTCGCTCATCGTGAAGGCTACGGTTTGCCTTTAGTTGAGGCGATGGCCTGCGGGGTTGTCAGTATCGCCATGGACTATTGTAGTGGCACGGAGATCGTCGGCGACGGACGGGGGATGCTCATTCCAGCGATTGACCGCCAATTATATAGCACCTGGGGCGGTGCGATGGATGCCATTCCCGATGTTACAGCGTTTATTGACGCGCTCAACTTATTATATGAAAACCCAGCGTTACGGGCTACCAAAGCGCAGAATGGCAAAACCTGGGCACGGTCACAGACGTGGGATACTGCAGCGGATGCCATCTATGAAACCTTGATGGAGTGGGAGCGACCGCCACAAATACCAGCGATTGAAGTACTGCCGGACGTGATACCATCCCCACCGCCTATGAAAAACCCCAACGGCAAGACCTTACAGTTGTCCGCCGAGAATGAAGCGCAGGGCACATTAACGTCCATTATTCATGTGAATGCCAGTGAGGGGAGCGACTAATGTTATCAGTCATCATCCCTGCCTACCGCGACTTACACTCAATCATGCGTTGTTTGACGAGTTTGCAGATATTGGCACTCACACAACATCAATATTTAGTGCAAGATGACGATCCGCCGTCGCAACCCTTAGATGCGTATATCCCTTTATGTTCGGCAAGTGTGGAGCAGAATCCAGTGAATCTCGGCTTCGCAGGGAATTGTAATGCGGCTGCCAAACGCGCCACACAAGATATCTTGTTTTTTATCAATCAGGATATTTATGGTTCTTATGGGTTATCGGAACATTGGGATATCCCGCTCGAACAAGCGTTTGAGAATCCCGAAGTTGGCATTGTCGGCGTTAAATTGATGTTCCCTGATGGTAAATTACAACATGCAGGGATTGAATTTGATGCCAAGTGTCAACCGACACACCGCTATCTTGGGTATGCAGACCATACCTATCCGCTAGCCAACCGCTCCGAGTTCGTACCGGCTGTCACCGGCGCGGCACTTGCGATTCGTCGTCAGTTATTTATTGAATTGGGTGGATTTGATGATACGTATTACAAGCCGTCGTATTGGGAGGATATCGATTTGTGTGCGCGCGTGGTACAATCGGGCTATCGTATTTTATACCAACCCAAAACAACCTTCATTCATGTGACGGCGACCACCGGGGGCAGTCCCAACTTTGCTTATAATGCCCATCAATTCAAAAAGCGATGGGTTGATAGTGGGTATATCGAGCCGGATATAACGGTCGTGACAGAGAGGTTTTGGTAATGAAAAAATTCAAGCTAAAGGCAACAGAAAAACATACTACCTTTTTGATACCCAAAGGTTTGACATATGAAAAACTTCGTGATAAGGGCTTTACTAGCACTATATCTACATTTGCGGTCAGGGATGAAACCGAATGAGAATCTTACTTGCTTACATCCATTATCCCATCTGTTCAGGACGGTATGTGAAAGATGCACTCATGCGCTTAGGGCATGATGTCAAGTCTTGTGGCTATAGCACCCGCGATCAAATTTGGGGGATGAAAGTTTCTGGACGTTGGTCACATCACCCTGACGCGCCACTTGCCGAAGCGATTCCGAGTTGGAAGCCCGACCTCATTATCATCCTTGAATCACAATGGTCATTCCATCACCCGTATTATGCAGATAGTCCGCATGTTATTTATGGCATGGATAATCATGTCAGGGACTATACCCAAGCTGGTATTGAGCATTACTTTTTGGCACACAACGAACCGTCAATTATGGATATGACTCAGGATAATACAACGTGGCTGCCTTGTGGTTATGACCCGGTAGCGTTCACCCCAAGTCCCATTCCGATTGCTGAGCGTACATTTGATGTATCGCTCATTGGGATGATGTATGAAGAACGGGTCGAGATCGCTGAGCGGTTAATTGCCGAAGGCTTCAAGACGCGCTTTTTAACAGGGCTTTTGTATGATGAATACGCCGCCGTGTACCACCAAACGCGGATCGCCTTGAATGTATCCATCAAAGGTGATTTAAATCAACGCATTTTTGAAGGGGCAGCGTTAGGGTGTGTCGTCTTGAGTAACCCTTGTGCTGACTTAAAAGCGATGACTGCCAATTCAGTATTTCAATATGAAAGCCATGATGACATCGTGACCTTTGTTGAGCATTATCTCAAAGAACCATTCGCCGCTGACTTTGAGTGGGTGACAGACCACACCTGGGATAACCGGGCACAGGTTATTGTGGAGTGGTATAGGCAGCATTATCCATCGTCTAAAACCAAGCGGAAGGTATAACGATATGACGAGCAAAATTGTAACTTTTTGTCAACGGGGCAATGTCCTATTGGATTATTCATAAATGGCGGGTGATGATGAAACCGATGCTTAATTTAGGGTGTGGACGCGTCATTCTACCGCTCCCAATTGCCGACCGTCCAATTCATCATGCACTCGTTGACGAGTCCATTTTTGAATACCCTACATGGGTTAACGTCGATAAGAATCCCGAAGTTGGGGTTGATGTCTGTCTTGATTTGTTCCGCTATCCGTGGGATTTTGATGATAATGCGTTTAATGGAGCATTATTAAGTCATGTCTGTGAGCATATCCCGCATATGGTACACCCTGATGATCATAGACGGTTTCAAGAGATGCAAGACGGCTGGTATGCCTTTTTTAGCGAATTACACCGCGTCTTAACGCATGGGGCAATGGTACATTGTCTCAGTCCGTATGGACATGGGAGCGATGCTATCAGTGACCCTAGTCATACCCGTTATTTGAACGAATATCACTTTCGCCATAGTATGCAACCGAATCCCGAAGCACCATTCAAATATAATCACCAATTACATTTTGATATCGTTGTGCAGGATGTATACCGCCCGACCCCCGATTTTGCGTGTCCGCCTTATTTTATGGATGGACAAGTCACCGATGCCTTTTGGAAAGCGAAACGGATGTATAATAATGTCATCCAAGATTTTTATGTGCGTTTAATTTGTATCAAGGATGAGTGATGGAAATTGATTTTGATGCCAACGGGTGGAGTATCTTACGGGACAAGGTGCGTGATGATGTCCGAGAGTTGAATCGCTTAACCCGTGAGAATATCTTAGCCTCATCCAATCAAGCGCGGCGCATGATAAAAATACGAATGCCCGTCGATACCGGCGCGGCGATGGCAAGTTGGGGTGTTCCCGGTGAAGCTGGGATATGGGATGTTAAGGACGATGGATTCGCCATCACACAAGGCTCGAAGTTACCGTATATCGAAGCCTTGAATGAGGGGCACAGTCAACAAGCCCCAGCGGGGTTTATTGATGTAGAGCATGAAAAGGCGATTGTGCTATTTGTTAATAATATGGTAAAAGATGTGAAAGGGCATATTGGGAAATGAATGTTGCGAATGTCTTCAATATTGAAAACACATTGAACACGTGGTTCAATACGCAAATAGCGACATACTCACCACCTGCCTTTTTTAGTGGCTTCGATGGCGACCGTGTCATTTTCGATATGCCTGAGCAACCCCTGCAACCGCCACAATTCAGTGCTTCTCATTTATTCATTCGCACCGAAGACCTCTATCAGGGGCGACGGGTCTCAACTGCTGATGTGGGACAGCGTTATTATGCGTTTATGGATATTAGCGCCTGGGTCACACGGGGCAATGCCAATTGGCTTGCCGAATTGCGGTGGATGGCGAGTATCTTGAATGACGCTGTTAATCAAGCTCTATCAGTCAATTTAACCGAATTTTTAGATGATTATCCGAATAGTAGCAGTGCTAATCAAGCGATTTATATTGATGGGTTAGAAGCCCGTCAAGTGGGTAGTGACCCAAGTCCTGATTTGAAACGAGAACGTTTTTTAGTCCGATATCATACTTTACTGAGGAGTTAACCGTATGTCCGTATATAATAGTCGTGAAGGTGTCTTAAGTTGGGTTTCTGCAAGTGGCGGGCCTGGCAATGCGAATGCGTGGGCGACTGCCCCTAACCCTGCCAGTGGGATCGCTATCGCTTTTGTGAGAAACTTTAATTTTGCAAGTGGTCAAACCGTGAATGCCATTCCCAATCGTGGCACACCCAACCATTTGAAACTCGTTGACCGTCAACCGATCACCGTGAATGTAGATTATGCTTTTACCGGGGGTGTCGGTCTACCCACTTATCCTGTTCATTTAGAGTTTCATGTGAACAATGCCGAAAATGGGTCAGCCTTCTGGCAAGTGCATTACGCCCACCGAGTAACCCATACTGTCAGTGAGGGTGCTGAGGAAGGGTCGATGAGTGATTCATTTATCGCACTTGGTTATAATGCGGCTACTGCGAGCGGATATTTGGCGACCAGTTAATGAGGTAAGCGATGGCAGAATCATTTGCATTTAGCGAAGGCGCATTGTCGGTATGGACGGGTGTTGCGCCGGCGGTTGAGATCGCGTTGGTACGTAATACCAATGTTTCATTAAGCCGGGGTATCATCAATCAACAATCCATCAATGGCAATTATTTTAACACCGTGACCGGTCAACGGGCGGATGTGTCGATGAATATTGCTTTTACGCCGGATATCACCTTGTTTCAGTTATTCAATCAAGCATCCGGGGTACATATCCATATCGCCCATTCCCATGCTATGGGGAGTGCCGGCTTGTATCTTTATTCCGGTGCATTTGATTTTTATGGTGTCAATGGCAACGAAGCCAATATCTTTACTTCACCCCTGTTGTATCATGCCAATGAATGGAGTGCATATGGAGAATAAAGATTCTACTCAACCGAAACCCATTACTGATTTTGGAACATTGGTCAAAGAGCGTTCTCGAACCGTGATGATGGAAGTCGATTATCGTGATGAGCGCATAGCATTTGAGATAGAAATCATCTCAAATTACGAGTGGATGGCGTTAGAACATGCCGTCCCTTATCCTGAGCGGGTTAAAGCTGGCATGTCTGCCGATGGTGTGAAGTATGATTACAATCACCCCGATTACCAGATCGGACTTGCCCAACGACGCACCACGATTCAATTGAAGCGCATAGCGCGCTGTATCCAAGCCACCATCGAAGGCGATACCAACGATGAACAAGCCCGTTATCTTGACGAGCATTTTGAAATTGGGTTTTTATCCGCCATTGCCGTGCGCTTGAATGAGTTACATAACGAAGGTGAGGCGACTGTGTTGGCGCGGTCTGCTACATTTCACCGCAATGGACATACGGCGACTACGAGCAATGGAACGCCTGCATTATAACTTCGCACAATGGTATGCCCTGCCCACATGGGAGCGCGATTTACGTCTCGCCCGTGAAATATGGCGCGAACACCAAGTTGACAAACTAATTGAAGCAACCCGTAGTACAACCGATGGCAAGATCAATGCTCAAGGTCTAAACGCCATTTTATTGATGCGTAGTCAATTATTATAGGAATTGCCGATGGCAGATACTCAAGTTACCATCACCATCTCGGCGAAAGATAACTTCACGACGGTCATGAATAAATATGACCAAGCCGTGAAAAAAGCCGAAACCAGTACCAAAAAGATGTCAACCACTAATAAGGGTGCAACCCAGTCCTTCAAAGATATGGGTGGGGTTGTGCAAGGTGTCTTCGGTGCGGCTGTCCTACAACAATTTGGACAAGCGGTGGGACAACTTAATGAGATGGGTATCGAAGCAGGTCGCGCTGATAAGGTATTCCGCAATCTGAGCAAGACCATCGGCGGGTATGATAATGCAATGGCGCGTTTGCGCCAAACGACGGACGGCGTGATTGATGATACCAGTTTACAATTAGCGGCGAATAAATTATTGCTTTCCGGTATGGCTCAAACCGGCGATGAACTCAATAAAATCGTGAATATCAGTACCAAACTCGGCGCGGCGATGGGCAAAGATGCTACATCGGCGATGGAAGAGTTTGGGTTGATGCTGATGAATCAATCCGTCCGTCGGTTAGATACTTTTGGTATATCGGCAAGCAATGTCCGTCTCCGTATGGAAGGGTTAAAAGAGTCGGGTATGGATGCTGAGGAAGCATTCAAAATAGCGACCTTTGAGCAAGCAGATGTGGCGATGACCAAATTGGGAGATGCTGCCAATATCAGTGCCACGGCGTGGGATAAAATGGGAACGCGCATTGATAATGCCGTGAGTTCCTTATCTGTCTTTGTCTCAACTGCACTCGAAGCCGGTGCACAACTGGCAGAACTTTTATTATTTATGGAAGATGTCGATCGCCATGCGATTGTCAATCAGATATTAACCGGTGCATTAGGTAGTACCGTCGGGAATGCGGCTCATGGTGCCGGGAGTGCCGCACTCGATATGAATCCCCTCGTTCTATTTCAACGTTATAATGATCTTGTGATTGGTGGGGCAAGCAGACTCGCCAACCCACAATCGAACGCTACCAATACATCACAGTTTTTTAATGATCAAGTCGGTACATTACAACAAATGCAACGCCAAGCGCAAATTGACCGTTTTAATTCGGGAATGGGTGGGATCGGACGTGGCATTCGGGGCGGGCTTGGCAATATTGATATCCATAGTTTATTGCAAGGCGTTTTCGATATCAACGTGGGGAATTTCCAGAGGGATGCGAGTAACACCCTGGAATATGGTAGAGCACACACTGGAGCCGGCGGGGTGATGGATAGTCAGAGCCTTGACTCGTTAAAAGCGAGTGTTTCTTTTTTAGAAAAAAAAGCCACGACCTTATCTGAGAATCCATTTATTAAAGATGATCAACTTGACCTAATTCGCTCGATTGTAGACGAGACCAAAGAATTCGCCGACAATGCTGAACGGGCCCGCAAGGCATTTGATGATATGAATTTATCCGAGTTGTTCGGTCAAACGAGCGGCGGAACATTGGGTGAAATTACGGATACTGTCGTCGAAAAGATTGCAGACCCTGAAAGACGCGCCGCCGCCCGTGCCGCCCTTGATCAATCAAGTGGACGAACTACCGATACATCCATCTTTTTTGAAGATGAAGCGAGTGTCGTCCTAGCCAAAATATTCGACGAATTTGGCGTAACAATGGGAACAGAAGCCGCCGAACGGATGGATCAAGCCTTTAAAGATGCGCGATTTGCAGGCTTGTCTCCCGATGAAACGCGTGAGTTGGTTCTGGATGCACTCGGCTTCGGACTCGGAGCAGGGGACGGCGGGACATTGACGATTGCACCCGGTGATACGCCTTGGGGATTATCACGCACAACGGGCTATAGCATTGAAGAAATTCAAGCGACAGGCGATGGACGGTTTATTTATCCCGGCACCTATAACATGGGCGGTGGGGGAGCCTTAATCACACGTGGGACACTCCCAGAGAGTGATTTTGAACCAGATACGCGTCCCGTCTTTGAAACATTCCAAGATGAAATGAACGATCTAGTATTAAATCAAGACAATGCGTGGGTACCGGAAGGCGAGACGATTTTACCCATTGATCAGATGCAATTTGAATTAAACGGATTGATTTTGAATGAGAATAACGCATGGTCGGTAACAGAAAACATTATACCCATTGAGGACTTACAACGCACATTAAATGATCTTGAATTATTTGGGGATGAGTGGGTACAGACCGGCACAAGTTTACTTCCAGTCGCCGTTCTTCAACAAGAACTTAATGATTTACAAGTGAATGAAGATGGTCAATGGGAACAAGCAGTCGAAGCCTTTGCAGAAGAATTAAACACATTACAAAATAGTACAATTGTTATTCCTGTGAAACTCGATGTTGACGATAGCGGATTATTCCGAGTCTTAGGATACGATTATAACCGTCGTAATGGTGGCAATGCTCCGGGCGTTGATAGCCGAACGGGGGTTCAGGGTAGCGGATGATCACATATACCGTAGAGATTGACCTTGACAAAGACGGGACATTTAACAATAGCAATGGTCATATCAGTGACCGTGTACTTGATGCCAATTGGGTTTTAGGTATGCCAACAGCGGAAGCACAGATCGCCCAACCCTTGTTAGCATCCGTTCGGATTCAAGACCCCAATCTTGATTTCTCACAAGATGTAGGTACATCCCCACTCGCTGTCAAACTCCGAGATATGATGATTCGTATTCGCGCTTCGATTGACGGCGGTGTCGTCCGTACTTTAGTCACCGGTTGGATAACCAATGTTCAATCGAGTGATCGGGGTTACGGTGCAGAAACCGTGATTATTTTTGAAGATCGCATGTTACAATTGCAAGATGCAGAATTCTTGCCCACTTTCTCGACTGATGTCGCAATTAGCGATGAGATTCAAGCGGTATTTGATAGTAGTATTGTCGCTTATCCGTATACTGGTTCATATTGGATACTCGATGCGTCCGACCTCGATAGTGGCACAGTTTTATTTGATGAGACCTTTTTAGTGAAAGAAACTGCCTTGACGACCCTTGCCTTCACTGGCGATGCTGCCGATAGAGGCACCGGCGTTAGTGCCATGGGGTATATCAATGATATTGTCATTCCAGAGCGCGGCGGTCGCTTTTTTGTCAATCGGGACGGCAAATTTGAATTCCAAAATCGCAATCACGACCCCTCTCAAGCACGTGGGGATACCATCACAGCGCAAGAGTTCATTAATTTCCAATTGGTACAAGGTGTGGTCTATAACGAAGTGGTGGTGAGTTATATCCCACGCTCGAACGGCACAGCTGGGAGTGTACTCTACACTAATGTCAATGTCCCCTTTTTAGTTGAAGCGGGTAAGACACGAACCGTATTTGGACGATATTATGACCCAGATAATGAAAATGCAAACGTTGGCGGTCGGGCGATGATTGACCCTGTGAAGGCGACCGACTACAGTGCTCAATTACAAGTCGGCGGGACAGACTATACCGATTCCTTGCGCTGGCGGTTTGATGTTGGTGCGACGGGTACTAAATTTACGATTGACAATCCGACGAGTGATAATGCGCTTGTCACTTTATTGCGAATACGTGGCACACCCGTTATTACCTATCAAGATGAGCAAGCGCAAGCGATTGATCCCGTGTCGGTGCAACGTTACGGTCGTGTCCCATTCCCACCGATTTATGCGCGCTTTATGAATACCGAGCGTGAAGCCCAAGCATGGGCGGATTCACTCTTAATCCGCTATGGCGACCCGACGACTCGTTACGAAGGTATCACAACCATGATACAATCAATTGAGGATACCGCTTTAGATGACCTTGCCGAACGTGTCCTCAGCAAGACTATTGGAAATACTGTGTATATCACAAATGCGATTACCGGTCATGCCAAAGATTATGTAGTGGCGGGAGAGCGTCATTTTATACGGGGTGGCAGTCATGAAGTACAGTGGGTATTACGACCCGCCGCGTTCGGTGATGTTTGGGTACTCGATAGCAGTGTATTGGATACAGGCACGATTTTAGCGTAGGAGAAACTTTTATGGCATGGAGTACACCTCGAACATGGGTAGCAGGCGAAATTGTAACCGCCGCCAATCTCAACACCTATGTCAGTGATAATCTGACTTATATCAAGGATCGACTGGACGGAACGGCGAAGCAATATATACGCACCGCAACCAATTATACGACCACCAGCACGTCGCTAGTTGATGTAGACGGTACGAATTTGGCGTTAACATTTACAACGGATGGCGGTGATGTAATGGTGACATTCGCCGGGTATATTAGCAATGGCAATAATGTTGACACAACGATAGGGGTTGATGTTGATTCTACAGATTACGAAATTATAGTAGATCAGACCAATAACGGGGCTGATAAGGCAAATGTATCATTTGTGTATATCTTCACTGGACTGTCTGCCGCGTCACACACCTTCAAACTCCGTTGGAAAACATCATCCGGGACGGCGACCCTGGTCGCTGGCACAACCTTATTTGATGTTCGTGAAACAATAGGATTAATCGCATGATAAATATAACATCTGAATTACAGCGCGATACCACTATGATTGATATTTTGGCGCGCGATATGATACCAACGACAATCGGTGCATCAGGCGGGGTATATGGCGCAATTCTCCACTTACCCGATGGTACAAGCGCAAGCGATCAAAATCGCGCCCAAGCCATCTTAGATAATTATGATGGCTTGACCGTAACGGCCGATAAAACCACCATGACCGAAGGCGATCCTGACCCGATTATCAGTTGTATTGATGTCCAGATTGTAGGCGATAGCGAGGTCGGGTATGCAGTGATGATGGATGGTGAGGTTTACGATAGTGGAACGACCCCGGTCGTGGCGGGAACGGCGACTCTGACCTTAGTTGCGCCGACCAATGGGATATTTATCATTTGCATTTATCGCCAATCTGATAGCTATGCGTCAGGACTAACGACTATTACAGTGAATGAGGTGTCACCATGACCAATATTAACCCAAACAAACAAGGACGAACCCATCGGGCGCGCAAGCAACTTAAACGCTTCGCACTGGAGTTCCGTGATAATTTTGATGATTACACCGCCGTCCAACGTTGGGGACTCGTCAAACGCACGATGCTCGCTCTACTCCGTATCCATATGCACGATCTAGGACAATATGAAGACGATTAGATTCTGGAGTTTCTATCATGATTGATTTACAATTTAGTGAAGTGATGCAAGTATTGACCTTGCTGGCAGTGGTATTGATTTTCTATTGGAGTCATCGTAGCTTTCCGCCCCAGCAAACAGCCGATTTGTTAGACCGTCTGAGTCAAGCGAGTGCAAAGACCCCTACTAAAGTAGATGATTTACTCATTGACATCGCAGAGGTCTTAAATGATTTGCGACGGCAGACGGGTGTATCACCCGAGCCACTCGTAGCCAGTGAGGGTGACTCAACCGAAGCAGTTGACACAGACCAACCGATACGTTAAACTGGAAGTGTCTCCCTGCTCCAAGAGAGTCATGAAGTCCAAACATAATTTTATCCTCCTTATAGCAAATGCCCCTCATTGTGAGGGGCATTTGCTATTTTAGTGGTCGGTATATCAGACAATGCTTATCAATCGTCTGTATTTTGTCTGTCCTTACGAATCTGATTCCGCGCCTTAGCGATAGAATCTTTCCCCGCGTCCGGTATCAATTCGGCTAGCTGGCGTAAGGGTTTATCCATCATCTCCGGATTGTCTAATAACCATGTTTTGGCATTGTCTACGGCGGTCGAAGCGCGGTTGTACCCTGCCCCTGTCTGTCTACTGTCTGTCTGATTGGACACGTTATAGACAGACGCATTTGATGGCAAACGGGGATAACTGACAGTTAAATCAATCCCTGTATCTTTTTTGTGACGTTGCCAAGCCCGGTTCTTGTTGGTTTGCCATAATCCATCATGTTCGCGTATTTTAGCATCGAGACTGGCTTGCATGATACCGATGATAAATGCCATCAGCGGGGCGGTTATATTTGCAATGGTATTAATGACAGTCTTAACCGTTTCCGAGATGAAGATATCCTTACTCGCAAAGCCATCGGCAACATTTGAACCGAAAGCAACCAACAGTAAAAGGATCGTCCCCATGATGGCAAGGACTGGACGGATTCTAAGAATATACATACCATAATCTTCTACGATTTGCTCCCCGAATATCACTAGTCCGATTTCAACCATAATTACAACCGCCATAGCATAAATGAGCGCGACTACAAATGCCGTCCAACCGTCCCCAGCTTGTCCTACGAAAAACGGGATATTGTGACGGGCGGATGCCACAACCGATGCTCCTAGCAGTAGCCGCAACGTCCAACGCTTGCGACTAACATTTAAACGGGGTTGTGGATGCCGTAACTCGTATTCATACGAGAATAAATCATAAGCATTACCAATGGCTTGTTTTTGTTCATTTTTATTTTGCATATTATCCTCCTAAGATAAACACAACAAACCCTCATCTACATATGAGGGCAATCAACACGATGCAACTCAGCCGACAATTTCTATCAACTGACACCGTCCGACCCGAATCTTACCGTCGGTGTTATAGGGTATGACAACAGTGAGCATATCAGAGCCACTGATTTTGACTTT